AGAGTGATCAAGTTTCTTCTGGCCAAGTTCTACATTAGCAATGTGATCTAGACGATAAGATTCCTGTGCCTTATAAGTAAACTTCTTATACAGATTCAGATAGTCAAGTTGGGATACTCCACCAATATCATACATAATCTGCTTACGCCCTGCAACAAAAATTTCTCTTTCTGTTACAAGTCCCCATGGAGACAAACGCTTCATCAACTTCTCACCAAGAATGCGATCCATTCTACGGCTGATGTATGGCATATCATACAATTCACAGTTCCAACCAGTGATGATGTCAGGAGTATTTTCCATCCACCAGTTGATGAAATCATTCAACAGATCATATTCATTATTGAACTGCTTGTAATAGTGGTTGCCTTGCTTGAGTTTAAATGGACCCTTACCCCAAGTAGTAATTTCTTTGGTGGTATAGTCCTGAATAGTAATCAGTAGAATCTCTTCGGCAGCTGACTCTACATCTGGGAATCCATTCTCAGATGCAACCTCAATATCAATAGTAATCAGATTGATCTTTGAGATATCAAAGTCAATGTGATCAGCATTATACTTATCGGAAATATATTGATAGATGAAACGTTCATTTCCGTAGATATTAAAATCCTCTACACCTTCATACTTTTTGATGAAGTCACGACATTCACGAACTGTTCCTGGTTGAATTGCTTCAACATAATTGCCCTCAAGAGTTTTATATTTCGTCCTCTTATTTGAAGACACAAAAAGAGTCGGTTGAAATTTCTCCCGAGTCTGGAAACGTTCTCCGTTTTCATAACCTCGGACGAGAAATTGATCCCCGACCATTTGGACATTAGTGTAGAATCTCATTCGATAATAAAGTCTTTGTATGCCTTGACCAGTTTTTCATGTGGTTCAACAATAGTCAGTATATCATCAGAATGCATCAAAAGGGTCTTTTGTTCTGTGATATCTGGCCAACGAACCAGTCTCTTGTTAATGTCTGGTTCTTCATCTTTACAAAGGATACGAACTGGATCTGTCAGTTCAGTATCCGCTTCTCCAGAAAGTGGTTCAACGTCAAATTGACTGACTTTCGCTATCAGAACTAGATCCAAGTTCTTCAGTAAGAGGCACAGGACCTGATTCTTTTTCATTTCCGTCATTGGTATACTCGTAATTGTTGTACATTTCAGCTAGTTGTGGAATAGGATCCACCAAAGTAACAACCCATTCTGGTGAAAGATAAATTACATTTTCATCACAGAATCTTGGCCACCTAGTCATTGATAGTTCGACCTCTTCTTCATCATCATCTAGACTACCAACTTGAACTTCTTCTTCACCTTCAAGAAGAAAATCATCATAATCATCTTCCTGTTCTTCAATTTTCATTGGATTGGTAAGAAGGTATGAATATACTTTCTTACCATCTTCATCCTTTACACTCTTTACCTCAGAGACAAGTTGATCTCCATTCTTCAATAGTAAAAGTTTTAGACTCATAACTCGGTTTTACCTCTCTTTATTTTATCAGAAAAAAATGGGGGTGTCAACTGGTTTTTGCCAGTCTCCCCCATGCGGCGACGATATTCAATTATATTTAGAACCAATCTTTTCGCTTATGCGCTTCTGGCACAACTTTACCAAGTGTGATGCTCAGTAACCCATCCTCAAAAGTAACTGATCTAACTTCCGTTTCATCTGATAGTGTCCAAGCTCTGGTGAAAGATCTCTTAGCCACTCCTCTATGGACATATTCTGTTTCTGTTTCTTCGTCCTCTTTTTGCCCTTCGACAAAGAGTTTACCGTCTTGCGTGTAGACATTTACTTGTTTCTTTTTAAATCCAGCTAGTGCTAGTTCCAGTCTAGATTCGACGTTGCTGACTGTAACTAGGTTGTATGGTGGATAGTTTGATGTTGTTTCGTGCAGTGTAAACAGACGATCAAAGTATTCATCCATACCAATACTGTTTCTATTTATGCGGTCGAACAGTTGATTTACGTTCGCAGCATTGTACTTCATTAAGTCCATTTGTACTTCTCCTTGAAAAGCGAGTTTAGATTGTGTGGACCCCGAAGGCGTCCACTACTATTTAATCATAGCATGAAAAAAAGAGATACGGTAAAAACCGTACCTCTTTATAGGGTGTTCCGAATGTAGAGTGTGCCGCACGAAAAGCACGAAACTATTTATTCGGTTTCCTGCACCTTTCTACGCTTACCAATATTATATTTGGTTTCAAGTTCCCAGTCATTCTTTTCTTTAAATGCTAGAACTTTGATTTGATTCAAAGGTGCAATGTTTAAAATCTTATCTACGTCATTGATTGTGATAAGACCCCAGTCAGCAAGAAGTTGCACAATGCGATTACGCCTTTGAACATCATTTACGGTAAGATTTGCTTTCTTACCATCTAGAGCAAAGAGCTCTTTGAAGTGTACAATATAATACTTACCTTGCTTATGCAGAATATGGCAAGATTGATATAGTTTCTTCTCTTTTCTAGAAGCAACACCAATACGTGTCAAAGTTTCACGAACCTTAAGAAAATCATCTGGTTCATTCAAAGTAATTTGAACCATCTGATCAGGTGCCCAAGTTACTTCAGGTTCATTCACGACGCTCATCTTTTTCCTCCAGTCTCAAGTTTGGATTTGATAAAATCTATCTGTGGTTTAGTTAGAATCTTCAAAGCCTGGAGTGCTTTTTCATTACTATAACCATAGTAAGATTTGACACATTCAAGATCTTTGACATTTTCTTTACGAAGCCAAGGAGAAAATCTCTTTCGCTTTCTCAGACTATTTAGAAGAAAGTCATACTGCAACTTCTTTGGTAGGAAATGGGATTTATTCATCTCATTTGCATACATCAAAGAATCAATTTCACCAGACAAGCATTTGTTGACAATAAAGGGTGGGTATTGTTTAACGATATCGGGGTTTTCTTTAATAAGGTCTTCCTTATTAAAGTTTATCGAGTTCAACCAATCTTTAAGTTCCATAATTAAAATTTCGCAGTAACAGATACAATTGTTGCTCCAGGATTTCTTGCTAAAGCAACTCTCTTTGCATCTTCATAATCACGGGCAATGACTTCTTCTTTGAAGACAGTTCCCACCTTAAACAAAGTAACTTCACATTTCATTTTTTATTTCTGATAGCAAGGAAAACATTTCCAGAGATAGAAACTCTGAAATCATCACTACTGTAAAATGGATAAACTTGATGCATCATTTGTGCTGGAAAGAATATCATCGTCCATTCATAAGACTTATCAACTGGAACAGTTTGACTTTGTAAAGCACCAAAAGGTTCAATCGTGGTAAATTCAAATAAAGAATTTACACTACCATCGACTTTATCAGAATAAACTTGCATTTCTTCATCTAAATCATATGGAATTTTCACCCAAATAACAAAACTATAAACTCCACTATGTTTATGAATTGGATTGAAATCATGTTTTTTTGAAAAATTTACCCAAACTGAGGAAAGATTGAATTCATGATCTTCATCATCATTGGCAAAAACCTTGAATGGATTTACTTCAAAAATTTTCCCATACTCCTCCGCCAAAGACTCAGTAAGATATTTCAAATTTGGTGTTATTGGAAGTTGACACTCTCTTTCATTATGTCCAACCAATGACAAACAAAAAGGATCTATTTCACTATGAAGATTATCAAGAGTTTGTATTAGTTCTTGACGCACTTGATCAGGAACTTTACATTCCAAATATCCAGGACCTGCAATCTGTTTTGATTGAAAATCAAAGTTAAAATCAGTCATCGGATAATTTGAATATCATCAGTTTCAGTCCAGAGTTCAATCTCATTTCTGAATCGACCTTCAGACTTGAGTTTTTCATAACGCTTCCCAGCCTTCTTTTTCCACCACTTGATAATATTATCAAGTTCATGCTTGTCCCAATTCTGACCACGACGCAACTCAGATTGTTCGCCAGAGAGAACTTCGCGAACATTCTCATAACCATAGTCAGATGTATAGAAACGCTTCTTCTCAGTGAGTGAGAATGCTTTCGCAATCACACTATTGAACTGGGATAGTTTCTCCGCATCATCGAGAGAATTCTTGATGATGGAAATCATCTTTGTCTGTCGCTTCATCTTTT